GGATGCTGAGTTGGCAAAGTTAAATGCCACAGTAGACACTGTTGAAAAGAATGTGTTTGAACGGTGCTTTGAACCCGTAGCTGAAACCTTTCGTGGTAAACCTACAGGTAACACAGTACTCAATCCAAACTGTACATTCTGTGACTACCGATACTCCTGCTGGCCAGATATGATTGAACGTCCAGCAGTAGCATCACAAGCACGTGACCCTAAAGTGGTTGCATATATTACACTTGCAGAGGAGTATAAGAAATGATGACTGTCAATGAACTCGAAGGGTTCTTCAAAGATCTTGAAGAGCTTAGCTTAAAACTTGAAAAGAAAACAAAGGAGTATATCTCAGAGAGTGCTACCAAGACACCAGCAAGCACTGTCTTTGAGACCTTTGCAGAGAACCAGAAACGGTACAGTAAACTACGTGAAGCTATTGATGCACGTAATGCTGCTGACAAAGCCATCCTTGAAGAACTGAAGCAGCTTGGCTTCACTGTATACAAGAGTGTGTGGACTCTGTGAAGAAGGCTAATCCCAGAAGGAAGGTAGCAAGTCTGAGATACCGCAGTGGTCTTGAAGCTAACCTCATAAAATATCTTGATACTCTCAAGGTGGCATACACCTATGAGACACTCAAGATTGAATGGGAAGACTTGATGTACCGCAAGTATACACCAGACTTCATCCTTCCTAATGGGATCATTGTTGAAACCAAAGGTATGTTCGACTCGGATGATAGACGTAAGCATGAAGAAATCAAACGTCAGCATCCAGAGTTGGACATACGGTTTGTGTTCCAACGCAGCAAGGCCAAGTTAAGCAAGGCATCCAAGACTACGTATGCAGACTGGTGTGATAAAAGGGGTTTCCTTTGGTACGAAAAGGTGATACCACAGGAGTGGTTAGACGAACCCGGTAACGTAAAGCATCCAGCCCTGTACACTTTCCCAGCACAAAAGATCACAAGGAAATAGCATCTTGTCAAAAAAAGAAACCACCCTTTATAACTTCAATGACGAAGACTTCATCATTCGTATTACACCTTCCCTTGATGAAGAAGGTTATTGGGATGGTGATATTACAGTAGGCATTGTCACTACGACAGACAATAGCCTAGACAACGAAGACTTCATGGCAATGATGAAACTTGCAACACTTGTGTGTTCATCTATTCCTGTTATGGAAGATAATGAAGTAGTACGGAAAGCCATCCAAGAATATGCCAGAGAGTATCAGGAAGATATCGAAGACCTTGAGCCGGGTTTCCTAGACACTCCTGATACTATTAAACGAGACGGTAACGTTGTAACTGTTAACTTTGGGAAACGATAATATGCACGATGAAGTAAACAACCCAGACCACTACGCCAATGGTAGCATTGAGTGTATTGAATATCTGTACGACAACCTACCATATGAAGCATTCCTTGGTGGGTTAGAATGGAACATTAAAAAGTATATGCACAGGTGGCGGTACAAATCTAAGCCTGTACAAGACCTCAAGAAAGCCCGGTGGTATCTTGATAAGTTAATCGAAACACTGGATGGTGAAGATGCAGATTAAGATTATGTTAGTGCTATCACTAGATGAAGATGAGTACCCCATGCCTGCTGATGGACATGTCGAGGAAGAGATTACTGCTGCATTGCGAGAGTTTATTCATGATGTAGATGGTCTAAGTATTAAAACAATTAGAATGACTTCGGAGTAAACGTAAATGAGCAACTACCTACCAACAGACTACCAGACATTCATTGCTACCTCACGGTATGCACGATGGCTGGACGATAAGAAACGCCGTGAGAACTGGGGTGAAACAGTACAACGGTACATCGACAACGTAGTGGCAAGCAACAAAGCAGTGTCTACTGACATGGTACACACTATTGCTGATGCCATCTTTCACCTTGACGTTATGCCATCCATGCGTTCTGTTATGACTGCTGGACCTGCTGCTGATCGTGACAACACCTGTATGTACAACTGTTCATTCCTGCCAGTGGATGATGTTAAATCCTTTGATGAAGGTATGTTCATCCTACTGTGTGGTACAGGTGTAGGCTTCTCTGTTGAACGTCAGTATGTCACCAAGCTACCAGAAGTACCTGACGCACTGTTCACTAGCTATGACACTATTGTGGTACATGACAGCAAGGAAGGCTGGGCTAAGGCACTGCGTAAGCTAATTGCATTGCTGTATGCTGGTGAGATTCCTGCATGGGATGTGTCACGTCTTCGTCCTGCTGGTGCTAAACTAAAGACCTTTGGTGGTCGTGCATCTGGACCCGGACCTCTAGTAGAGTTGTTTAAGTTTGTTGTTGCTACATTCAAGGGTGCAGTAGGACGTAAACTTAACTCAATCGAGTGCCATGACATCATGTGTAAGATTGGTGAAGTTGTAGTGGTTGGTGGTGTACGTCGCAGTGCTATGATCTCTCTGTCTAACCTAAGTGATGATCGTATGCGTTATGCTAAGTCAGGTAGCTGGTGGGAGAACCAACCACAACGTGCCTTGGCTAACAACTCTGTGTCGTACACTGAGAAGCCTGATTCACTTGCATTCATGCGTGAGTGGACTGCACTGGTTGAGAGTGGCAGTGGTGAACGTGGTATCT